TTTCACCGCCTTCCGTAAGGTCTAATATTAGCCATATTTCTGGGTTATGTTCTGGGTAGGAGTGGTATAGAGTATAGAAACATCCTAATCCATTACCACTATTCGTATAGAATTCTTCGCTGATGTATTCCCATACATCTGGCCAAGTCTTCACATCATCGTAATTAAATCCGTTTGCTGAATAAGGGAAGTCTTTCCACCAATTTACGATTTCTTGTAGTGTTGATTGTGTTAATTCTTTTTGTAGTTTTAATCGTAATTGTCGCCACTCATAAAGCAATATTGCTTTATCTCGCATTTACATCGTCCATCTTTTTACTGTGTATGAAATTTCTGTTGTGAAGGTATCAGATTGTGTATAATTAATCTCTAAGTCGTTTCCTTGAAGTCCCACATTAAATGCAATATTTGAAAATTCGTTTGCGTCTTGTACCGAGTCGCTGTTTAAGTCGTCCCATACTTCTGTGTTCTCATCTGTTATACTAGTCTTCTGTATTCCTTGTGGTACACCATTGATAACTCTAAGTGTGCCGACACGAACAAATGTATTTGTACCGTCTGTTTGTTTTAATGAATAATCTATAAAGAATGATGTGCAATCTAATTTAGGATATTTTAAGAATGTGCCTAATTGTTCTACAGTACCTGTTCCTAATGGTGTTACTGAATTTGCAAAAAATTTAGTACCAACATTGCTATCTGCCGCACCATTCAATGTAAAGTCTGTTGTTCCTGCTGTTACGATTTGATATTGTTTACCTTCTACAATAGCAGTAGCATTAATTGTTGCTTGTGTTACTGGTAGTGTTTTCTTGTATAAGTCAGAACGTAAACCAGTCGAGGATGCATATGACTTTAAATGTTGATTTGCAAATAACTGATTTCTTGATTCTTCAGTAAGAACTTCAACATGTAATCTCTTATGTCCAAATAATCCAATCTTAGTGTCTGTCAGACTGCCAGTAACTGATGTTGATTCAACTGATGGGTCTAATGTTGCATAATTAGGTGTACTAGGAGTACCAAAATGAAAATAAGGACTATTGTCTGGTGCATTTGAATAAGGCTTTGAAGTCACACCTTCTTGTTGATAATTAAAATAATCTGAGTTCTCTGAAACTTCTACAACTACTGTAGTATTGCCACCGGCTTGTGTTGCTGTTTTTATTTTTCCGTTAGCATAAACATTATATCCTGTTATTTCTGCAACTGTATTATTTCCATTGTCATAAGTTGCTATGCCATTTCCTTGTCCAGCGCCTGTTGCCGTAAATGTTGTGCCAACTATAACTGAAGTTGCTACACCTGTACCTTGATAGTTTGCAAAACCAGTTCCTGAACCTACACCCGAGGCTGTAAATATAGTACCAACATTGCTATTCAATGAACCAATTGTTGTAAAGTCCGTATCACCAACTGTGCTAATTGTATATTGTCTACCAATGGTAAAGTCACCAGCACCTACTTCTTGTATACCTACATTAGTTGCTGTAAACGTTTCACCTACTGACCATGAATTTCTTTTTGCCGTGCCTGTTCCTGTGCCTACACCAGTTGCCGTAAATACTGTACCAACATTGCTATCTGCCGCTCCAATTAAAGTGAAGTTTGTTGTTCCTGCTGTTGCAATTGTATATTCTCTTCCAACTATAAAACTTCCAGAAGTTATTGGTTCTGCGAAGTATGTAAAAATGGTTGTTCCTAACGACACGATTGAATATTGTTTTCCGACTACAAAAGAACCCGCGGCTGTAACTGGTGGTGCGCCTGCGGCCTCCCAGTTTGCTTGAACTGTTGTTGATACTTCGTCTGAAGTGGAGTTTGCTGTGCCATCACCAAGACCAGTAGTAGAATTTTTTGTAAATACTGTTCCTACGACACTATCTGCCGCTCCGAGTGCCGTAAAGTCTGTTGTGCCTGGCACTAATATTCTATATTCTTCGCCCTCTACCAAAGTTTGTGCTGTAAAAGTCTCAAAAGTAGTTACAGTACCTGTTCCTGTGCCAACACCTGTTGCTGTAAATATTGTTCCAACATTGTTATTCGATGAACCAACTGTTGTAAAGTCTGTGTCACCTACTGTTAATATTTTATATTCTCTTCCACTGACAAGTGCTGTTGCTAAATTAGTTACAAGAGTATCTGTTCCTAATGTTGATATTGTATAATCAGTTCCAGTCACAAAAGCACCTGCGTTCACTTCTAATACACTCTGAGTGAAACCTAACGCATGTGCATCGCCGGCTGTTGGAAAAGTAATATTCAATTCTTTACCATCAATTTTTGTAAATATAATTCTACTTACATCAGTATTTGAAGAGACAATCACATTGGCAGCCGAAATAGCCGCGTTTGCTTGTAGTGTACTAACCAATGAAGAAGAAGTTACTCCACTCACTGAAATAGTTTCTCCCTCAACTGTAAATATTGAAGTAATTGAGTTTATATTTGGAATTAAATTTGGAGACTGAAGTTCTGTTGCTATCTTTTTATATTGAGTTAAAAGTTCGCCTTCATTAAAGGTAGCAACATCCGTATTAAATACTACACTTTGGGAGTATGTATTTAACGCATTCATAATATTATCTATTTCACCAGCAGGAATATCAGCAATAATTAAATCTTCATCTACTGTTAAATTTGGAACTGGACAATCAGAACTATCTAACCAAGTCTGAATAGTTGCATGTGCATTTGTAAAAGGGTCAAATTGAATTTCGTTAACTGCAGGCTCTACTAGACCAATATATAATTGATTGGTGTCAGTAGTATAACCTAGTTCTCCGCCAGATAATGTATCACCTGAGTTTAACTCAGCACGTTTGCCTCTTCTTAATAATATTTTTACGTTTGTTGCCATTTTGGACTCCCATTATTACATGTATTTATCAAAATACGCTTGGACCTTGCCAGCCCATAGTCTTGCATAATGTTCATACTCATCAGTGTCAACAACAAATTCTTGGTAGTTACCCATATTATCCGCTTCTTCATCCCAGCCAATCATCATTATAACAATTGTTTTGATATCAGTGCCATAAATTTCATTATGGGCTTCGGCATATGCCGCACCTTGTAAGAAGTAATCATCAATCCATTCTCGTTTCTTTGGTTTACGAGTTGTTTTGAAATCGATGATTGCTGGTTTGCCTTCGTATACACCAACACAGTCTGTTGTGCCTGCATATAGTCCGGGATAATATAGAGGTACTTCTGTTCCCCATACTTCATCTACTTTAGATAGACCTTTATCAATAACAATCTCTGACAATTCTCTTGCCATCTGATGTATCAGATTTGAACCATTAGGTCGGTCTTCTTCTAGTATGTATTTTTCTAAATGTAAGTGAACTTGTGTTCCGATACCAGTAGCAAGTCGCATAATTCTATCTGCTTCTTCATTGCCGACACGTTTGCGCCATTCAAATAAAGCAGTTTTATCTTTTAATGCGTCAAGTACAGTAGTAACACTTGGCAAAGGCTGTCCGTCAGGCGTTTGATAATGCCGACTGCCTTTAATGTTTACTCGTTCTAAGGGATTATAGGTAAATTTTTCTTTAAGCATAGCATTATTATACTATACTTTAGACCAGAAATCAAGTGCTTTTAAAGATTTTCTTTGATTTCTTCGATTAGTTTTGCTTTAGTGTGGCGTCTGTCTAATTGAATACCTAGATTTTCTTCAGCCCACATATCAATTTGCTTTTTAGTCATTGATTCGAAATTTACTTCAGGTAATTCAGTTTTTTCTGATACAGTCTTTACTGTTTCACCTACAGCAATTGATACGATTTCGCTAGTTGCTACTGTGTTTGCTAAATCTCTTGCTTCGTTGTCTGCAACACGGCCCATAAATTCACGATGTCTTTTTGCAGACTGAACTTCTTTTCTCATCTGCTTCTTTGCATCGGAAAGACCTTGCAATGGGTCTGACTTCTTATTTAAATTTTCCATGTGTTGTTTCATCTCTTTCTTAGTGAGATTAACCATGCCGCCTTTAACTATAAATGCCATTATTTTTTCACCTTTTTCTTTGCTGTTTTGACTGCCAGTTTGCGTACTGAGTCTTTATCAGCCTTGTCACTTTTATTATATTTAGAATCTAACTCTATAACATCTACTGTGACTTTAGATATATATTTACTATTAGATAATAAATTAACCATTGATTCTGCATCAACTGTGTATCCCATCCCATTTAACTCACGAACCATCATATCCATCTGAATTGATGGAATATCATTGGCTTTTAGAGATATGAGATAAGCATTAATATCGCCCATTAATTGGGCATCGTAGTTCGCTTTCTCTTGCAATAATGCAGAGACTTTCATATTAGGCTCTTTCTTCTCTACCTAAAGGATTATCTTCTTCACCTGATGCTGATTCATCACCACCCATATCTGCTTCGATATCATTTGCAAAGTCATCACCCATATCGCCACCAAGTTCAACATCACCCATGTCATCAGAAGATTTCTCACCTGATAGAACTAGTGTTGCATCTTGTACCGCATCTTTAGCCGAACGTGCTTGTCCTAGTAGACCATTAATTGCATCATCAACTGAACCTTTAAACGTTGACGCTTGGTCAGGACCGTGTGAGTATGCCATTTCGTCTGCTAATGGACCGATTTGGTCGTTTTGAATTTTGCCTAGTTTCTCAATTACGTCTTGTAATTCATCAACAATGCCTCTGGCAGCCATTGTGATTTCCGCCTCAGCCGCATCAACTTCAAGTAGAGCGTTTAACTCTTCCATTAAAGTCTTTTCTAAGTTAGTTTTTTCCATTTTATTTCCTTGGTTATTAAATTTAATTACATTCCGTAATATTCGGTATTTTCATCCCAGTTATCATACACTGCTTGTAGTTTGTCAAGCATACTATATAAGTCACCAGTACCTGCTTTGTCACCACCTCTTAATAGTAAGTGACTGTGTTCTGCTCTATATTCTATCGCAGATTTTAAATCCTCTATAGAGGATTCTAATCTGTCTTTAGCGATAGATAATTGTGAGTCATTCTTCCATCTGTAATGGTCAGGACCTTTTTCTTCATCTTCTGCTACTTGTTCTGTCTCTGGACTAGCGTCACTGGTAGTTGTATCGCCAGTCTCTGGTAAGTCCAATTCTTCAGAAACCACTTCTTGCTCGTATGAAGATGTTGTCTTTTCCCCATGGGCTTTTAATAATGAAGTGATTGTTTCAATCATAAGCATGTTTTCCATATACTGCTTAGACATATATGAATTCTTTTTTAATTCAACTTGTTCTGCTTGTAATGAATGTTTTGCTTCTTCTAAAGTTTCAAAGTCGCCCTCAACTGCATATCCAAAGTTCTTCTTCAAGTATTCATTCATACGAGAAGACACATGGATGTCTGTCGAGTTAAAAAATTTGTTGTCGTTTAAATTCATAATAAATCCCAATATTAATACATATTACATGTATTTATCTTTTTAACACATAAATCTATTTATGCATTAATTTAATTCTGTATTAAAGGATTATATTTTCGTAAAGATGAGTTATTTTACGCTTGGCTTTTGAAGCCTCATGCTTTGATTGTGAGAATCTTGCTTGAGCGATATCCATTCTACCTTCATTGACTGCTCGTTTGGCAACTTGATATGAATTCTTGTGTTGAACTGCATTACTATAATGACGGTCAAATAATTCATTAATTCTAATTATTTCCATAATTTCTGACGAATTAATTGTTTTGCCTTCGTTAAGATGGTTTGCTATACAACAAACTGTCTCATATAACTGAATATCTTCAAATAATATAGAATCACTACGAGTATCAATTATATTGTATCTATCTTCATTATTCTTTTCTACTGAAAATGCGCCGACTTTAACACCTTTATCAGTTTTAGTAGATTCAGTAATTGTTTTCTTAACTTTATAGGCTACACTTGTAGTCGCCTCATTGAAACCTTTCATAATTTTCGCCATAGCATCAACATCTGCACGTTTTACGCCAGGTGTGGTGTCTATTGGTTGTGATGAATTAGGTTCAGAAGATGCTTCTTCTTGTAATTTAACAGTTTCGCCATTCATAACTTTCATTAGATTAGCCATCATGTTTACATCTTTTTGACTTGGTACTGACATTTTAGAACTCCTAGTTGTTAAACAGTTTTATATCCACGCAACGTAGCAACTAGCACACCTTTATGTGTTAATTTATCTGCTAGTTCGCCTTCTCTTTCTGACAATTGCGATTCGTTTACATAATCTCCATCTGAGAAATGATTTGTTATCAAATCTTCCTCTTCCTCGGTAATCATCACATATAATCCACCTAATATTTCTTTTAACTTCATTCGCTACCCTGCTCTGATTTTCTAAGTTTATTAAGTAAATTTCTAAACTGCATTCTAGTATCTTTATTCATTGCTAGATTATCTAAGTTAGCGGCTTGATGTGCCAATGCTTGTCGCTGTATAGGAGTCAATACTTTTCCTTGTTCTGCGTTATCAATTGCATTTGCGGCCATCTGTGCTGTTGCACCGCCTAAATTATCTCTGCCAAGTCTTTGCATGGCTTGTGTTCTTTGTGTCTTTAATTTGTTGTTTGCGGCTTTAATATCTACTGCTGAAGGTTCCTCTTCGTCAGGAACTTGATTTTGACCTTGCGACCCCATTTTATAGTCTTCATCTAATTCTTTCCACTCACTGTGTGTCAAATAGATATCAGTATCTGGGTCATAATAACTGCCCTCTTTCGGGTCATAGTATACAACCTTACCAGATTTAGTCATAATTGGACCTTCTAGTCCATCTCTTGCTATATATTTGTCTGGCATAGCAGGAAGTTCATAGTATCCTTCTGTTAATCCCATTATGTCTTTAATTGAGCCCGCATCATTAGCCTTATAGGCAGACATTAATTTAATATAATCAGAAAAAGTTAAAGTCTTCATTCTTTTTTGTATGTCTTCTACTGGAGAATCAACAAGAGAAGCAATATCTTGGATTCTATCCTCGATACCCTCTTTAAACATTGTTTTTTCTATTTCATTCTTTAATGTCATTATATTCTCCGTTATCGTCTATTTAGTGTCTTTAAACGCTTACTCGCTGGATTCATTCTACGAGTCATTTTCGCTTTACGTTTCATTCTAGCACCCATTTTTGCTTTTGTTCTTGCTAATGTGAAACGTTTCTTCATATTAACTGGTTTAAAACAAGCGCCAGGTGTTGAGACTGTTTTACCTTTGAGTCTTCCAGAGCCACATCTATATTTACGAACAATACTTCTGCCTTTACGGGCATAAACAAGTTTCGCTTCATATATATCTTGTGAAATCTCTTCAAATAACATCGTAATCTCTTAAAATATCTTAAACATCTGTGCAAACAAGGCAATAAGCATGGTTGAAAATAAAGTTGATGCTGACCATATTAACATTCTCTTTACTTCAGTAAAACCCTTTTCCATCTCTTTTTCATTTTTATCAATCTTATCATTAATATCTTTTAATGATTTATTAAAATGATGGTATCTTTCATAGCATACTGCCACATGTGTCTCTAAACTCTCTGCTTCCAGATGTGCTAATTTTGGTTCTTTATCTGACATCGTAGAATCTCCTAAATTAAATTACTAATTGTATTTATCATTTGGTGCCAGAAATTATGTCCAAGCAAAACGAAAAAAGAGGACAATGTCCTCTCTTTGTTAAATTAATTAAATTAAATTAGTTTAAAGTATGTCAGACATTACAAATTCTACATTTGATGAGTCTAAATCAACTAAATTTATTGTAATACCATGAATTAATTCTTTTAGAATAGCAACATTGTCTGAATTACGTTCAAAAACATCTGCGTGTTCTACTGCGAATTTAAAAACAAATCCTGCACCCGTTAATGTTGGTGCTAGACCGCCTAACGTGACTGCTAAAGGATTATTCATAATAACAGGTTGTGCTACCAATGATACGATATTAACGATATCATCTAAATTTTGTTGTGACTGGTCTAATATATCACCAGTATGCGTGATATCCAAATCTTTTATATACATTGTGTAAAAGTTAATATTACCTGAAACTGTTTCAGTTGCCGATGCGGCACCGTGTATTCTTGCCATAATTATTTCTCCGAACTCTTGTTAATAGTATTTATCTAAATTTACAGTATAATTAAACTGTATCACTGTCACTTACAAGACCTCTATCTAAAGTATATGATTCTGTATCAGTATCAGTAATAGAACCATAGTTCGCATTAAAGACTTCATTATCAGTAATTAAACCATTATCTCTGGAATCATTTGATGGAGTCATACCACCAAGTTTAACCCAAGATGCGCCATTGTAACCTTCAAAAGCATCTATGTCAGAATTAAAACGCATCATGCCAACAACTGCTGTTCCTGGTCTTTGTGCTGTTGTGCCAACTGGCATAACGACAGCACCAGTACTTGAAACTTCTAAATCACCATTTATTGTTACTTCGTTAGTTGCAAAATCGCCATAAATTAAAGGAGTTGATGTATCAGTATTATCAATATACAACTTGTCTGAAATCGAAGTTTGTCCTTTACCTGCATTATGTCCTATGAAAATATTCCTTGAGCCAGTTACCGTATCACCCGCATCTACACCAAGTGCTGTATTTTCATTTCCTGTTACGTTTTGGTCTAATGCACCGACACCAATTCCTGTGTTTGAGTAGCCCGTTGTAGTTGAATATAATGCACCGGCACCAACACCAGTATTGTAACTACCCTCGGTCAGTTGCCATAACGCATACCTACCTAGTGCTACGCCCCTAGTTGCTGATGTAACATTATTTAATGTATTGTCGCCAAGTCCAACATTTTCTAAAGTTGTATCATCTTTAATATTAATTGATTCAATTCTTTTAAGATTATCACTTCCATCTTTAATGGTAATATCACCGTTAGTATCCTTAGAAAGTTTTGTACCACCAATGTCAACTGTGCTACCAGCAAGATAGATGTCATTAAATCGATTTGTACTTGAACCCAAGTCATATGTAGTATTAGCACTTGGTATAAGATTGCCACTGACTGAAATTGTGCCGCCTAATACCGGAGAAGTTAGTGTCTTATTAGTTAATGTATCTGTTGTATTTTTAGCAACTAAAGTATCAGTTGTATTTGGAATAGTAACAGTATTATCTTGTGTTGGGTCAACAACTGTTAAAGTTGTTTCGTAATCATTTGAAGTAGAACCTTCAAACTTTAAAGTATTTTGAACTTGTATCTCTGTTGAGTTTACTGTTGTAGTTGTGCCTTGAACTGTTAAGTCACCAGTTACAGTTAAATCGGAAGCAGTTGTAATTCCAGACCAAGCGTTTGATACACGAAACTTTATCGTGTTGTTTGAAGTATCAAACCAAATGTCGTTTGTGTTTATTGTGTATGTACTACTCGGGTCTGCATCTCCTTGATAGAAGGTGGTTCCAGATTTTCCAATTTTAAAGTAAGGGACACTGGTCCCTTTCGCATTAATCGTTACAGCCATTTTCGTTCCTCAACGTCGGTTATTTCATGTCAGCCCTAATAAATTAAGTCTGTCGTTAAAGATTTTAGTTCTGTAAGTATTTATCTAATATGCGAATATTACTCTATTAACAATTTGGCTATACGAATAAAAAGGGGAACAATTAAGTTCCCCTTTCAATATCACCATGATGGTAACAGTTACATATGATTACTCACAAATTAGATTTGCTTGTATTCTGCTGTAACAATTATCGCACCAGTAGTAGGTGAAGCAGATGCGCCGCCATTCTGTAAAGTACCAGTAATAGTTGCACCACCTGTTGTTGCATTTTCAAAACCTAAATCAACAATATATAAACCGCCCTCAGAAAGGTCAGCATCAGTTGTTGTCATTAGAGTATTTGTACCGTCAGAAACGACTAGTTCGTCACATCCAACAAACGCAGTAGTAACTTTTGCAAGAACACGACTTACGTAGTAAGTTTTTCCTGCAATGTTAGCCATTGTGCCAATTGTAAATGAAGATGAACCGTTTGCTGAGAAAGAAACACGTCTAGTACCAGAAGAACCTGAAGTAGCCGATTGGCTATCAACATATTCTTTAGTTGCTAGGGCTTCATCTGCCGCAGATGACATGTCATAGTTCGAAGGAGCAAGAATAATACCTGAACCTTTTGGAGCCAATGTCATGTTGACGTTTGTACCACCAGCCATTGCTAGTTCTACACCGCCAGTACCGTTAGTTACAGTCAAAGAGTCAGTTGCACTTGCAGTCTCTACGAAAGTAGCGATTGCTGTGTCATCTGCACCTTTAATTTGAACGTTTCCGTCTGCTGAGCCACCGTTACCGCCTTTAATGACAACTGAACCTGAAGCGTTACCGCCAGTTCCATTACCACCTTTAACGATTAAGTCACCAGCACCACCACCAGAAGCATCACCACCAGATACTGTTAAGTCTGTATCGTCTTCACCTTGAATTAAGGCTTCGCCAGATTGACCAACAATAAATACGTCACCACCATCTTGGCCTTGTAGATACATATCTACAGCACCTGATGCCGCTGAGTTTTTAGCAGTTAATGTTACTTTACCAGTAGCATTAGTAATTGCAACATATTCACCAGAACCTGAAGTAACGCCAGTACCGTCAATAGCAACAACACCAGATGTATTACGTAGATGACCTACATATTCCATACCGAATGCTGAACCATCAGACATCATAACCTTGTTATCAGAACCTGCTGATGTGATTCCTGTGCCACCATTCGCAATAGGAAGAGTGCCAGTTATGTCAGCAGTCAAATCGACTTTAGCATAACCAAGAGAACCATTTGAAGCAACTTTTAATACAGTTGAATTTGAACCTTTAGCAAGTTCAGAAACGCCTGCAGAACCACTCATTAACATAATTGAGTTAGCCGCATATGATGAAGTATCAGTATGAGTACCACCCATGTTTAGAGGAAGGTCGTTTGCTAGAGTGATTTCATTAACAGTTAAATCATTAATCGTTAGGTCGGCTTTAGAAACGCCTACGTTAAGTTCAAATGCATCTGAAGTTTCATTCCAGTTAATTGCCGCGTCATCATCGTTACCACGTTCAATAGAAATACCAGCGTCTTGTGAAGCCGCGCCAGTATGATTAGAGTTAAGAACGATAATGTTATCTTCGATATTTACTATCTCAGATAAAGTTGTTGTTACTGACCCAGATACAGTTAAGTTTCCTGTAATAGCCGCATTACCAGTTACACTTAGTGAACCAAGTGTAGCCGCGCCAGCGTCTAGGTCGTTAGCACCAAAGTCACCAGCAACACCAAATGTTGCAGTAGTGTCAGAAAGTGTTAACTTTGTTGCAGTAGCGTTATCATCAATACCAGTTGAAGCGAAAGTAGAAATAGTTCCACCATCAATCTTGTCACCAGAAATTTGATTAGCCGCTAATGTTAGAGTACCCGAAGATACGTCTATTGTACGACCTGCACCCACAGTAATATCATAACCAGACATCGTGTCAGCAGAACCTGCCAATGATGCACCAGAAATAGTACCGTTGTGAATTACGTCACCAGAGATTTGGTCATTATTTAGAACCAAAGTACCTGAAGACATGTCAACGTCTGTACCCGAAATAGCACCACCAGTTATAGTAGCGTTACCTGAGTTTAGGTTAGTTGCTGTCGCTGTTGTCAATGACGCAGTACCACCAGTTATGGCCGCACTTGCTGTTGTCATTGTTGAGAAAGTACCGGCAGCCGATGTATTAGCACCGATTGTAGTACCATCAATAGCACCACCATTTACATCAATAGATGAAAATGCTGAACTACCTGTTGATGTTATGTTACCAGTTACATTACCAGTTACATTACCAGTTACTGCACCAGTATGTGTACCAGCAGAGTCACCAGTTAAATCACCAGTTACATCACCAGTTACATTACCTGTTACTGCACCAGTATGTGTACCAGCAGAGTCACCAGTTAAATCACCAGTTACATTACCTGTATGTACACCAGCAGAGTTACCAGTTAAGTTACCAGTTACATTACCAGTGTGAACACCAGCACTGTTACCAGTTAAATCACCAGTTACATCACCAGTTACATTACCTGTTACTGCACCAGTGTGAACACCAGCAGAGTTACCAGTTAAGTTACCAGTTACGTTACCTGTATGAACACCAGCACTGTTACCAGTTAAATCACCAGTTACATCACCAGTTACATTACCTGTTACGTCACCAGTTAAATCACCAGTTACGTCACCAGTTAAATCACCAGTTACGTTACCAACAACTGCGCCAGTATGAGTACCAGCAGAGTCACCAGTTAAATCACCAGTTACATTACCAGTTACATTACCAGTTACATTACCAGTTACATTACCAGTTAAAGTACCTTCAATCGCATCTGCTTTAAGGTCAGCGTATGCTGTACCTACTTTTAGTTCAAACAAATCGCCAGTATCGTTCCAAAGAACAGTAGCGTTGTCTGAAGTACCACGGTCAATTTCAATACCTGATGTACCTGAAGTAACAGCCGCACCTGATTCACCACTGTTTAAAACAATCGTGTTATCAGTAATAGCAGTGTTAGTAGTTTCAATTGAAGTTAAAGTACCTTCAACTGTTAGGTTACCAGCAACTGTTACTGCACCAGCAAATGAAGCCGACTCATCAGCACCTAAAGTTAGGACTGTTTGGTCTGAACTATCAGTAATACCAGTTGAAGTAAAGTTTGAATATGTACCACCGTGAAGTTTATCACCAGAGATTTGGTCAGCCGCAAGTGTTAAAGTATCACTTGAAACATCAACCGAACCAGTATGAGTACCAGCAGAGTTACCTGTTAAGTTACCTGTTACATCACCAGTTAAATCACCAGTTACATCACCAGTTACCGCACCAGTGTGAACACCAGCAGAGTTACCTGTTAAGTTACCAGTTACATTACCTGTTACTGCACCAGTGTGAACACCAGCAGAAGCACCTGTTAAATCACCAGTTACATTACCAGTTACATTACCAGTTACATTACCAGTTACGTTACCAGTTAAAGCACCAGTTACAACACCGTCTTTAAGTACAACACTATCAATAGTAACACCAGCCGCGCCAGTTCTTTCACTAATTGTGTCTGTAATCATTGAAGTTGTAGCAGTAACTGAACCAGTTACACCAACATCACCAGTAATATCCATTGGAGCCGAAACTGCAATGTTAGTACCAGAGTAGTTGTCTAACGTATCTGTCTTCAGAGTACCTGAAGCATCAATGTTAGTACCAGAAATAGCACCTGCAACAGCACCACCAATAGTAACGCCATCAATAGCACCACCGTTAATGTCAACTGAACCAGATGTCATAGTTGTAAATGTACCAGCCGCTGAAGTTGTACCACCGACAGCAACGCCATCCATGTTACCACTTGAAGCATCGATATCAACAATACCGTCAACGTCTAACGTCTTACCAGCACCAATAGTAATATCGTATGCAGAGATAGTTTTTGAAACACCACCTGAAAGGTTAGCGCCATCAATTGTACCACCAGAAACTTTATCACCAGAGATTTGGTCGTTTGCTAGAGTTAATGTACCACCCGAAATGTCAATTGAACCACCAGTGATTGAAACACCAGTAGAAGCCTGAACAGCCATTGAATCCAAACCTAGGTTTGAACGAGCAGTAGTTTTACCAGAGGCATCAGATGCGTCAACACCTAAACCACCGTTTGTTAATGGTAAAGCACCAGTAACTGCGTCTGAAGATGTCAAGTTAACCGCGCCATAAGCCACGCCACCTGAACCGTCTGAACGAAGTACTTGACCAGTAGTCGTAGTACCTTTGATAGTTAAATCATCTGAACCATCAATTTTCACATATGTATCGTCAACATTAACATTAAACGTGTTACCTGATTTAGATAAACCGTTACCTGCTGTCAACTGACCAGTACCAGTGAATTGTGTAAAAGCAATTGAAGTTGAACCAACAGTGATTGCACCGTTAGTAGAACATACAAAGCCTTGGTCTGAGTTTACTGTACCTTCTTCAACAAAGAAGAAAGCGCCAACGAACTCATCGGAACCGTCCATGTCAGTTGCACGTGTCATTGCTGACGCCGCACCTGTCCATAGATAGATACCGTTTTCTGAACCAGTAGACTGGTTCTTAAGTAGTACACGGTCACCCGCTACCATAGTTACGCCATCAATTGTCGCACCAGGTCCACTTACAGTTACTGTTGCCGTTGAAGCCGCACGAACTGAATCTTTTACATCCAATCCTGAAGCAACAGAGTCAACATAACTTTTGTTTGCCGCATGGTTATCAGACGTTGGTGTTAAAACTGAAAGTTTTCCCAACGTTGTACCGTCTGTCGTTACTTTGAAAAGTGAATTACCTGAATCGTATACGACTCGGCCACCCGACTTACCAAACTGAACGTCAGCACCAATACCTTTGATACCAAAGTTTTTTATATCAGCCATTATTATCTCCTATAATTAGCCATTGTTATTAATTACTTCACGGACCATTCCATGAAATAACATACATAACGTTTATTTTACTTATTTTTATTTTTTATACATCGGAAGGATTCTCAATGTACTGCACGGAAAAGTCTCATGCATCTGATTGGTCGGAAGATATCTCAACCATCGTAAGTGTTTTTCTTTATCACTTACATATCTATTTATACAAAATATAAAAAAAGATATGTTTAGACATAAAAAAAGCCCTCATAAAGAGGGCTTTCTCACTTAATTAAAAGTTTTATTAGTTGTTAAAAGTACAAACTGCTGAAAGCGCCTGACCCATAACTTCTGCCGCGTAACCTGAAGCATCTGGTCCACCTTGAACTGCGAAATGCATTACTGCCGCTAGTGCGCCATCAATACCTACAACAGTGTGACCTGCTGTTTGAAGTGCCGCCGAAATTGCGTCTAATGCCGCTTGGTCAGCCACTACTGCGTCTGAATCAAGAATTGTTGTAATTGAACCTAGTCCGTTACCTGCTTTTGTTATTGCATTACTTGCCATGTTATTTCTCCTTAAAGAGTGTTAATTTAAACTTTGAGATGATATCTCTTAGTCTTTTCTGTTAGGGTTTTAGTACCCTACACACTTATTTATCAAAAAACGAGGAATATTATGATGTTTGTTAACTAATTTAGTTAAAATAGTTTCCTATCTTTAGTATACGTTGTTTGACCGAATTTTCTTCCTAATGCCCTTGCGGCTTGTATACCACCAATTACTGTCGCCGCCTTAACTATTGGTTTATCCCATAACGACTTAACTGTATCTTTAGCCCTTTTGCTATCGTCAACGACATAGTTGCCACGTTTTTGTAATTTCAACAAGGCAGGCATAATTTCTGCCAATCTTGCTCTTCTACGCATCCATTGAACTAATCGTGTAACAACTAGTGCTTTTTGATTTTGACTTAAATTATCCCAATCTCCGACTAGTCTACGAATAGATTTCAACATGCCATCTTGGACATTAAGATTTCTTTGATATCTCAATAGATATCTCTGTTCGAATGATGCATCACTTCTATTATTAGAATAATGAAGTAAAAATCTCAAAACATCTGCTTTCTGTAATGAGAGTCTGCCTCTTGCTATCTCATCTTTCTCACTGTCACCGATATCATTATCTTTGCCCATTAAACGATTAAGAGCCATATACATATCTGTGCCATTAGTTCTGAAGTAATCAAAGTTTCTATAAACCATAGTACGAGATGCTATATCACCTGCCAGAGGGGCGAAATCATAATCTTTGTTAAATATATTCAATATAAGAAAGTGAACGAAAACCAACTCAGCGGCGTCATCTATATTGACATCACTAGCCATCTTTTTCGTTCTGAATAATCTGCTTTCAGATAAAGTATTTACAAGTTTTAAGTCTTCCATTTTCCGTTCTCTTTTGCTATCGCAACACAAGTATCGGTTGCTGTAGATTTTAACCATCTAGGAGCAAATGCATGTATTAATACGGCAATTGAACCTATAAACAAACGCATAGATATACCTATCGCATGCCTGAAATGTTGCCATCGAGTCATATTTACTTGTTCTAAATGTAATTTACACTCTTTGCTATACATCATTTCTTCCTTATTGTATTTATCTTATGTTCTTGCGCCGCTAGTAACACGTTTACTGTTTGGATGTCTTTTTACTACAAAAGTAGAGTGTGACATATCTTTCTTAATTGGTTTCTGCCCTCTTTTTCTTGGTTGGCAGTGTGGTATTGTTCTTTTGCCCATTGTCTTATTATTAGTAGTTGAAAATTATCTCTCTTGCCTCATGTTTGCCGCTGTGAATCCTGCTCTATTTACCAGTTTCACATCTTTATCTATTACATAGCCTTCTCCACCTTTCTGGCCATTTGTACTGGCTTCGATATCTGCTGGTTGAGAATCTAACGTTTTAATAATTTTGTTCTTTGTAGTCATAACACCATTAATGAATTGAAAGATTGCTTCGAAGCCATCACTATTTTGTCCTACCCACTGAACTACTCGTTCTTTCTTAGGTCCACTTAGTTTTGATGAGTCTACCCATTCACTGAAATTCTTTCCTAGTTTATCTAGGTTGCCTGCTTTCACACTATTATTAATATAAGTGTAAAGAATATTACCAAAGTCTGCCATTTTTAATTCGGCTGGGACTGCCAATAATTTATCAATTGAATTAGCATTAGATTTTAAATAACTTTCTAATCTGTCTACTTCTGGTAAGTCAACACCTGGAGATTTAGTAACATAAACAGGTGGCATAATCCATGTTTTACCTGTTCTAAGTTGTCCCATATCTACATTGCTTTTGTTGCCTTCTAAGTCTAACACTACATGCACTACGATACCTACATCATAATTAATTATCTTTTGACCGATATCACTTTTAGCATCTACTGAGTATGTTGTTACGTTTGGCTTGAATATAAGTCTGCCGTCTTTTGCCTGTGGTGTTGAGAACCATAACAAGTCTCCGTGTAAATATCCTCTAAAATCTTCAGGTATTACACTCTCTACTTTGTCCCATATGGTTTTCATATTTTGAACAAATTCTTTTTTGCCTGCTACTTTCTCTGGCGTTGGGTCTTTCATCTTACGATTATTAAACATATCGCCTAGTTCATCAGCACTTGTTACTCTGCCGTTATAACCTTTAGCACTGAATCCACTCTTATCTGTAAGTACGAATTCGCCATTCTCATTACGACCAAAGATAACGGCTGGTGAGCCATCCCATTTGATACTAATTGATTTTGGAGAAGTTTCTACTTGATGTAATTTAGCGATTGCTTTTTGACCGCCAACTGAACCATCCCAGATAATTAAGTCTTCTAAATGCTGAATTCTAGCACCTTCTTCATTAAGTGCTTTATCCAGAAGTTTCTTCATCTTCTGATGAAAACCAACTTGCTTATTACGAGGCTTTCTTGGACCTCTAAATCTTCTCTCTAAGCCTGCGCCTAATATATCCCTAACCTTCATATTATTCCTTGCCGTATGGGTTTTCACCTGTCAAATAAGGTTTTGAAAACCATAACTTGAACCACTCTTTTGTTCCTGGTTCTACTTTATGTTTCTTTTGATACTTAGATTTCTCTGTACCAGTATAGGAAATATTCTCTTGTGCTGTATCTTCCATTTGGTATGGTTTATAGATACCCGCCAAGACTTTTAATTCTTCTAGTTGTTGATTAAGATTCATCTTTTCGTTTCGCATGAGTTATTCCTCTTTTGAATTTTCTCATGTCACCCGTACGAATGCTGTTAACAAGACGCTTGGTTAAGTCCACAGCAACAGCATCATCGAACTCACGGTGAATGAATTCAATCAGATTTATTGCACCCGAAATGATATGTTCGCCTTTTTGTTCGACAAATCTTTCTGGCTCATTTTTAGAAATCGCCATCGAGTTTAATTCTTCAAATAGACTTCTACGTGGTTTCTTAGTCATAAAATAATTCTCCTAACAGTATTTATCAATTATCATCAAATGGAGTAGCCTTTTTAGACTTAACCATTGCACGAAGGCTAATTGCAGATTCTGATTTCTCTGGTGGGATAGCAGAATCACTATCAGAACTAGATACAGTTGTCTTTCTCTTTAATATATCTGTTACCTTAGACGCATCTTGTGTTCCTACTGCTAAATCATCATCTTCTAAGTCTGAATCACTAATTCTAAGACTATCTCTGTCAAATACTAGATTTATTTTAGAACCAACACCACTTGAACTTCTTGTTTTTAGTAGTTGGAGTTGATACTGACCACGTTCTCTCATTGCGTTACTTGTAAAGATGCCGATAACATTATCAGCAGTTTGAATTTTAGAGATACCGCCAGCGATATGAGAGTGGTCAAACTCAATTTCTTCTACTGCTGAACGATTTAACTGTGAGGCGGTCACTACAACTGTTTGAGATTCCATCGCAAAGTTACGAATTTCTTCTGTGACATACTTGTCTTTGATGAACAAGTCACCTGGATTAACTTTCTTCGTTGCAGGCATCAATAGGTCTAAGTAATCAATACAAATACAATCAACTGTTTTACCTGTAACGATTTGAAGTTCTTTTAGATAAGCACGGACATCATTGATTGTCGAACCTGAAGACATATACTTAATTCTAAGCATACCAGATTTCTTACCGATAGTCTTAACTTTCAACTCAACATCATCTAGTTCTTTAAAGATACGTCTAGTACTCTTATCTGTTGCCATCGCATCGATACGCATTGCTGATAATTCTTCTGACAATTCTAAAGTAAGATAGACAACATTCATACCGGCTTCTGCCCAGTTCAATGACATATTCTGCATAAACAAAGATTTACCAGAACCAGAACCACCAGCAAAGATAGTTACTTCGCCTCGATTAATACCACCGTAAAGTTTATCATCTAAGTCTTTCCAACCGGTAGTGATTTGTCCGTTATTGTCTTTGAGCATCTCAAGTCTTTTTCTCGGGTCATCAAAATAATCAGTACCCAAAGACCTCGCTAAACCAATCTGAACTGCTTCTTTGATAGTTGTTTCTACTTCACCATATTTGCCTTCTTCGAGTAAGTCAGCACTGTTAACGATTGCTCGTTCAATTGCTTTGTGTCTACAGAATGTTTCAAACTCATCAACAAACCAATCACTATGCTTTGCTATGTCTTCTAGTAATTCTATCTCTTGGCCAGTTTCTGCTTTAATCTGCTCGACAGTTGGCATAGTAGAATATTCTTCACTATAGTTGATTAGATAACCAACAATATCACGGGTTGGTCTATCAAAATGTCTATTATCAATAATACCCATTACTCTAGTAAACAACTGAGGGTCCGTCAACATAA